GCTATTAATGTAATAAGCCTCATTTATAGTTTTTCCCCAAGATATATTATAGATGAGGCGCTACTTCTTTTCTATACCATAGAACATATTATCTGTATCTTCAGTCACCCAATCCGAGTCTTCGCAATCCCAGACCGTATTTTGGACTTTAAAGTCTGGCCAATCGTTATCAACTGTATAGCTATTAATGTGCCACAGAATGCGATTATTAGGCTGAGCTGCATAATTGCCGTTATCAAGAGCCAATATATGCGCACACTTATGTTCTTGAGGAATTTCAGAATGTTCAGTATTAAGAATATTGGACTCAGGATGACCCCAGTCAACAGTAAAAAGATAGGTGCCAGGATAAAACTTTTTATCCTTTCCCCTAAACTTACCATCTACACCATCCAGCCAATCAAACCGATGCACACTAGGATAATAACTAAAACAGTTCCACAACTGTAACTCTGATAACGACATATCGGGCACTTGATTTCTAGAAAAATGTTTTTGGAAGAACGCTGAGATAGGCAGACGCCAAAAGCACGCACCGTTCGATAACATGATGTTAAAAAGGATGGAACGTCCCGTAATAGAAGTAATTCCAAAAATAACACAATCTCTTTCGCCTTTTCGAGACTTATCCATGTCGTACAAATATTCCGTACGTATTTTACAATATATTGGAGGTATGCTTGCATTTAAATAAGACACTTAGCATTTCCATCTTCTTCTTGCTTGTCTAATTCTTGAGTTTGGATCATTTCTTGTTTTTGCACTAGCTCTTTTTAACTGACCAAGAGATCTCGCGCAATAACTTTTTCTTCTTTTTGCAGCTTTAGATCCTTTTTTAACTTTACCTGTAACTGCTGTTTTTAATTTAGAACCTGGATTTGCTCTTCTATATGCAGCTACGCCTTTTGCTGTCATACCTGCACCAGATTTTGTAGGTCTGTAATATCCTGCACTTTTTCTACGTGTAGGCATACCACCTTTTTTCATTTTAGATGTTTCTTTTTCAGTTTCTTTTTTCTCAGCTTGTGATCTAGCTTGTGTTTTTAATCCTGTCGTAAGTGTACTTGCAGGAACTGCTGTACCAATAGCATCGGTAATAGCTGCCACTCCGCCAAAAGAAGCTTTTGCGACAGCTTTACCAGTTCCTTTAATTTGACAACCAATTCTAGCCATTCTGACCTGTTAGTCTAGGCGCATCATATATATCAGTAAATAATGTATATGCTGCTACATTAGTTTTAGTTTTACAAAATACTCCTTGAGGAAATAAAATTCCATCTTCAGGGATATTTAATGTGTAAACATCTCCTGATGGAACATCTACAGTTAAAAGTGTAGTTCCTGCATTTGATGTTGTAGTTAATTCTAAAACTCCTGCGCCACCAGCATCAGAAGCAACTGAAATCCCTTTTACTCTAATAGGACCTGAAATAATTGCTGCTGCACCTGCAGCTGCAGTAGATCTAGTTGCTTGTATGTCTGATTTATAACTCATGTTTACTCCTTAGTTGTGGCTCCCGAAGGAGCCACTAATTTATTATTACGATGCTGCTACTGCTGCTCTCGTATCCATTCTTAACCAATTTGTACCATCTGAAAATGCATATACAGAATTACCTGTAGCACCGTTAGATGTGTAAACCATAACACCTTCATTAGCAGTTGCTAATAAAGTTTCGCCAGCTCTTGTACCTGTAGCGATTGTTAAAGTTGTGTCATTTGATACTGACCATGCAACTGAGCCACCTTGTTGAGTGTCAGAAGCATTTACGTTAGCACCACCAATGAAACCCTGAAGGGAAGTCACTGGACCTGTAAAAGTAGTATTAGCCATAATTTATTCTCCTAGTTATTTTAATGTAGTCTCTAGGCCGTCCGCTGAATTCGGTCTACATCAAAAAGTTATATTCAGTGATTCTATTATACATAAAAAAAGGGCGGTCATAAAGACCGCCCTTTAGTCATTAACCTAACAAAGATTAACTAGTTGGTAAGTTACCGTTACCAAAGATAGTTCTTGGGTCAGAGAACCCGAAAGAATATCTTTCTCTAGCTTTAAATCTTACGTTACCAGTATCGAAGTCACCTTCCATAGCTGTTTTGATTGGACTTCTAACAAAATGCTTAAGACCATTTGGAGCATCAGTTAAAAGGAAGAAAGAATCAGTATCTGTTAAGAAGTGATTGATTCTGTATCCTTCTGGAACCATGTTCATTTGTCTTAAAGCATTGATGTCATTGTCTGCAGTACCGCTTCTTAGAGGTGATTTCATAATTCTTTCAGCAGTAAATTGTAATTCTTTTGGAATTATCATTTTTCTACCAGAAAGAGCAATTTTTAATCCTCTCTCGTCTACGAAACCAGCAATGTCAATCAAAGATTGCTCTAAAGATGTTTCGTTCAAGTCAGCAGCAGTTGCTAGAACGTTTGAGAAAGTTCCGCCTGTTGCTAATGGGTGTGCATTGTTAATTAACGATACACCATCGCCACCAGTTACAGTTGTTACTTGCGCGTTGTTCAATACAGCCGCAGCTTTTACTTGTTTGGTGTTTGACATAGATCTTGCAAGAGCTTTTGTGTATCTCGCTGCAAGTCTGTCGTATAAGTTATCTTCGATCGCTTCTTCAGTAATTGAGAAAGCTAATGCGATTGTTTCGTGTGAGTATCTAGCAGTGAAAGTTTCATTTGCTTGATCGAACACAACGCCCGCACCTTCTTGTTTTACTGGAGCAGAACCAAAACCTGATAACATTACTTCTTCTTCAAACGCTCTGTCTGAAGTTTCAGTAGCATAGATTTCAGCATGCTCATTTTCGTAACGATCGTATTCCAGGCCGAATAGTGCATTCAAACCTGGCTCTAGTTCTTTAACTAGCTGTGATCTAGATATAGCCATATTATTATACTCCTATTCTATTATATACCTGTACCATCACGGTAAAAGTGTTTGTTAATTCTGACTAACACGTTAACGTTAGCCGAACCTGCAGTATTGTTATCTGGGTCTTGAGATATATCAATCGCCTGAATAACAAATGATGCATTAGTTCCAGAAGCGCCAACATCAAGTTGTACTTCTGAGATACCAGTTTTTGCATTACCAGTAGCATTAGTCACTGAGTAGTTCTGAAACAGATCCGCTCTCGAAAATGCCGCGTCAGCATCCATTAAGAATACTGCATCTGGGTCATCAACAACAAATGCTGTGATGTCGTCAGCTGCAATACTACCTGGATAATAGTTGCTGTAAGTCGGCTTTTGAGTTGTAGGATCAGTGTAGAAACACCCATTAAATACTCCGATTACAGACGCACTGTTACCTGCTGTATGTCTGGTGATATCACCATCAGTTTCAGGAACCACTAAGTCACCTTGGTAAATTGCTGTACCATTGTTATTAGAGATCGTGTATCTGTTCTGAGCACCTACTAATGGCGTACCATCTAGTTTTCTGTACGGTCTTAGACCGAACTTTTCTACTACGTTTGCCATAGTTGTTTTCTCCTATTTAAGTTTAAGTTAAGCCGCCTTATGTTGGTAGAGATTCCTAATAAATTAAGATTTTCGTCCACCACCAAAGGTCACTCTGGATTGTCTATCAATATTGATAGGCATTCCCGGGTGCTGTTCCTTCATTAGATCATTATCTACAGCGTGTATTTGATCTTGAGTAACTTTTCTAAAATAGTCACTTCGCTGTTTTAAGATCTCTTCAGGTATCCTTGCCAGCACAAGGCCTCCAATCCCAATACACCCCTGATAGGTTCCTTTAGCTACAACGGGATATTTATGTTTGTCAATATCAGTATATTCATCTGCTCTGACAAATTCATAACCTTCCCTAAGTTTTTTAGACACATTTCCTGTATCCTCAAAACCCGCAACTTCAGTTCTTATCCATCTATGGATAAAACCTTTTGGCGCAGGTGGCGCATCCAAACTGGACGGTAAAGTCCAACTTTTTACACGAGCGTTAGCTGCTCTCGTGTTAGACTCGCGTGAGGATTTATCTACTTTTGTATTCATATTACTTTCCCTCCTTCACGTATTTTGCGTATTCCTCTAGTGGCACCCCTAATTTTTTAGCGATCGCTACTTGTGACTTGGTGAGTTTCACAGATCGGCGTCCATTTTGCTTCCTAGACACACCTGCAACGTTCTGAACGGGACGTCTTGGTTCTTCTTGTGTCTCAGTATCAGCAAACTTATGAGGGAAATAATCCCTAATACGTTTGTTAATTTCATTATAGTAGGCATCGCTCTCAGCGTCAAACCCTTCCCCCATAAGTTCGTCATGTAAACCCATAGCGGCAGAAGTCATCACTTTATCAGATCCAAACCATTCATTCTCAGAAGCCCACTCTTGAGCTCTAGGACTAACCTTTTGAGGTTTTTGTGGTTGGTTCTCTTCCTGTGGTTTTTCCGCTTGTTCTTTAGCTGCTTTAGCTCTTTCTTCTCTTTCAGACTGAGAAATTTTCACTTTTTCTTTCTCTACTGCAAGTCTTGTAAGAGCTTCATTTGCCTCCATGATTTTTTCAGCATCTTGAGCATCAATAGCTTCTTTAAGCATTGTCTTAACTTTAGCTTTCTCAGCTTCAATTCTGCCGTCATATTCTTTGATGTAATTTTCATCAACCGTATTATATTTCTGCTCAATATCTTCATATTTCTTTTTCAGACCTTGCGCATAATCCATTGCAGCTTGTTCTCTTCTTTCTGCTTCACGGTATTTGAAAGTTAAATCTTTAATTCTTTTTTGAACTTTATCAGAATAACCTTCCAAATCATCAGAAGTTTTTTTCTGAGGTTGTTCTTCAGTAACCTCATCTTCTTCTTTTGCTTTTGCTTTTTCAGTTTTTTGTTTTGTTAGTTCTGATATGTCTGTGTAACCAAGATCAACATCTTCTTTTTTAATTTCAGATGGATGACTGCTCTCGGCTTTTTCTTCAAATGAAACGTTTGTCTCTTGAGCATCATCAGTGTCAAGTTCGACTTCGTTTTTTATTGCTTCTTCTGCCATTGCACCTCCTAATAGTTATGGATAATGTTTTGCGGATCAGTTACTGTTCCAATGATTTCATCATCATTAAGAATTCTTACTTCTCCGAGTTCTGTTTTAAATCTGGATCCTGCATATCTGCCGAATACCACCCATTGACCTTCCTTGCACCATGGGCCAGTAGGAAATTTTTCTTTGTCTTGATAACAAAGATCACCCATTTTAAGAACAAGTGCACAAACCGTTGTTAGTGCAATTCTTTCATGGGACTCATCAGCCATAATAATTCCACCTTTGGTTTTTTTCGCAGGTGTAAATGGTCTAACAAGAATTCTCCAACCTGTTGGTTCTGGAATTTTGTCAATGATTTCGTCTATTGATTTTGGGTCGGTAGGGATCTTAACATCTTCATCTTGTAGAGTTTTGCTAAGAATCTTAGACCCATCTGGTTTAACCAGGGTCGTTGTCATCTTCAATGTCCTCTTTTTTCAGCAAGTCTTTTATGACTTGAAGCAGCTCTTCTAACGAACTGAGTTGACCTCTAGAATATTGTAATTTTTCTATACTGTCAACGTTATAGACAATGTGATTCTTTTTCTCCTGTAGAAGTCTTTCGATCTCTCTTCTGATCGTTTGAATGGTATGGTGTTCTAACATTATATGTAGGGATAATATATAGACTTAATCTCACCTTTTGCAACTAGCTTTTTAAGATCTCCTTTAGACATCTTTTTATAAGCTTCAATCTTTTTATCTGTCTCTTTCTTCGATTTATCAAAGAGAAGACTTATCCATTTAATCATTATTTTTTTCTCATTATTTCGGTTCCCTTAATTCCGTACACAGCACCAACGACTGAAATGAATAAAATTTGGAACCACATGGGCATGTTCTTAAAGTATTCGAAGAAAAGATCAATCTTAATTTTTATGTCTGGATCGTCCGAAAAGACCGACCAAATAAGTAATAGCACGGGCGCCGAAACAAGCAAAAGTACGAATTCATCTTTCCACGATTGCTGTTGATCAGTTTTTATAAGGGTTTGATATTCAATCTCTCCTGCCGCCATCTTCTGTGCGTGCAGTTTTTGAGCATCGCTGATTAATCTCTTCGATTCTTGTCTGTTTTTGTATATGTGAGCCCCAGTCTTCACAGCCATACCCAGCAGGTTTAACCAAGCCATAAAATTTTTCTCTCCTTCTATTACACATATATGGTATCATTAGTTTTAATGCCTCGTAAGCCTTTTCACCTGTAATCTTCCATCGAAAAGCATTCTTCCATTTTGCATTACGTCTTTTTAAAAGCCAAAACCAGCCGCCAAAATATTCTTGAAATCTTGCGACCATATCAGCATCTGTTGTCTCAACTTTGACCATTAAAACTCTGCTGTTGCCTTTACCTGTACTCCAAACACCAAAACTTCCTTCTCCGTCAAAACATCCAGAAAGATATAAAAGTTTTTCTCTATCAGATAGAGCATCATAACCAGATGGTTCTAGTTTTTTAAAAGGATGATTGTCTTTTAAGCGGTGCATTGATACCCTGTGGTGATGGACCTCTTAATGGTGGTGGCCCAGAGGGTTTACCTCCACTAAGCCCTTTTCTTTTTTGATTTTTTCTTTTTGTCGACACCTTTAATAGTCCCCTTATTCTTAGATGCGTAGAAAACTTCTTCCGCTTTTTTCTTACCGTACTGCTTCTTCATTGAAGCCATAATCTTTTTACCTTTTTTAGTTAAAGGCATTATTTCTTCGTTTTCTTTTTGCAATCACATTCGTGGTCACACATACAAGGAACAATTCCTAGTATTCTACATGCGATTTCACATATTACGTTTTTAATTTTTTTTAACATTTGCTTTCTCCCTTGCTATGTCTAGTTTTTCTCTGGCTACTTCCATTCTTTCACCAGCAGCTTCTTTATTTTGCTCAAGTTGAGTTAATTTGAAAGCAAGATCTGCTTCCTGTCTCTCATCTTGTTTTGATTCTTTAAATCTTACTTCTTCAGCTTTTCTTTGAAGATCTAAAGCTCTTAAATCTATCTCTTGTTGTTTTAATCTTACTAACGGATCTTGTTGCGCACCTTGTTGCTGTGCTTCAGCTTGTGCAAGTTGAGTTGTTAGTTCAGCAGTTCTCTTAGCAACCATTTGATCGAAGATCGCTTCAAATTGTTGTGGCTGTTGCTCTGCCATTTGTTGCATTTGAGGGTCAGCTTGTATTTCTGCACCTACTTCTGCAGTTGCTTTGAGTGAAACGTGTTCAGAAATGTGTGATTGAAGTAATGCATACACTTGAGGATTGATTTGAACCATTCTTGTTTGCATAAATGCACTGTGAGCAGCAATATGCGCGTCATGATCTTGTTGTGCGAATGCGTTTAGTAGCTGCATTTTTAGTGATTCAGCATTTTCTTTAGCAGGATCCATTGGTTGAGGCGGTTGTGGTGGTGGTTTTAGGATTGATTCGATTTGTTTTGTTCCTAAAGCCTCATAAACTCTTCTGTAAGCCTCATGAAGGTTGTGCATTTGCGGATTTGAACTTGCTATTTGCAATTGTGTCTGTGCAAGTGTCACTTTTTGCGTCATTGAGTGAATATTTGGATCTGCAGTTGGTATAACATCGACTCTTCCGTCAAAATCTACTGATTTAATCAATCTTTCGCCGCCATAAACGTCATATGGGTACTCTTGAGGTAAAGATTCACCAAAAATTCTTGCTAAAATCTTAAATTCCATCCTTAAACCGTAGTAACAACGCTTGTGAATGGCACTCATCACTCTTGAACCACGTTCTAAGAGTGCAATTGTTGTTCCAACAGCTCTATTTTGCATATCATTACCTGTATCCATATTCGTAATCGCTGCAAATTTCTGTCCTGCTTGTACAACAAAGCCTAAAAGGTTGAATAAAGTTGTACTTGGTTCTTTAAATGGCAATAATTGAAACTGATCTTTAATATTTCCACCTGGTGCATCAACATCTCTGAACTCTCCGGGCTGAATTGGCTGGTCATCATCTCTAACTCTCATGCCTCGTGACTTAAATCCAGCAGGTAGATTTGATAATGTGCCTGCATCAAGTAGTTGTCTTAATGCTTCGGTAGCTGTTCTTGATAGACCACCGATCATATGTGTTAAACCAAAGCCATAAAATCCTAATCCAGGTAAAAATTTGTAATGTACAAAGTATTCGATTCTTCTGTATCTTGAATCATCTGCTCTATAGTTTCTATAAATCGATAATACCTGTCCAGTGTTCTCAACCACCGTGACAATGTAAGGAACTTTTACATTTCTTGCTTCTCTATCTGCATCGCCTAAATATTCTTCAAGGTCTAAATCAACATGCATCTCTAATACAGAGTAACCCATATCACTTCCTGCAGGTTTTAATCCTTCAAGTTTATCTATCGCTTGTTGAGTTCTTGTTTGAGTTTCTTGTTGTTCTTGTAATCTTACATCACGATACAAGCCAAGTTTCATTTTTTTATAAATTTCATTTTCTGTCATGTTCATGACATGAGTTATTCTTTCTGCATCGTTTAAATCTGATGCATAGTAAGGAACAACTAAATCTGTAGCAGGGATAAATTTAGATACTGCTCTTTCCAAAACTTCATCGTAATAAACTTTTTTGAATGTAGATCCTGATAAAG